GTGGCGAGCAATGACCTCTAAGTGTGTGTTAAAATAGCGTTAAAACTCATGTTTGGTGTTAAATAAAAAAAAAAGATTAGGACATAAACTGTATCTTGTCTTTTATGGATACAATTATGTCCTCTACGTGTGGACAGTTTACGCACATGTATCGCTTTATTAAAGTTGAACTTGTGGACAACTCTATGTCTCTAGCGAAGTACATTTTCATGCCACAAATAGGGCAGATTGGGACTATCATTTACTTCTACCTTTTCCCTGTGGTCGTGTTGGTTTGCAATTACCACGACCTCTATTTGCTCTTCTTCCTTTTCCGCTTCCATTACGTTTTGGTGTTCCTTTTGTCATTTTTATATCACTCCCTTTCTTTTAAACATCTTTTGCATATAAGATACTCACCCCAAGGCTTTAGCTGACATGCCATCCATCTTCTTCCACAAATGCAGCAAGTACCTGTTCCATCTCTTTTTAACCCTTTGCCTTGGCATCCTTTGCATGGCTTACTCATTTCTTCTTTCATTAGTTTGCACCTACTGATTTAGTTTTTATGTAATGTTCTATACACTCTTTACACCAATATGTATATGTGTTCCCACTTGATTCGTATTTATAAAATTCAGTAAGATGTTTTAGTTGATTACACTTTTGACACACTTTTGATTCTATCATTTTATCATCTTCCCTATAAATCTAATTAACACTCCCATGAACTGACCAAGTATCCATCCTGACGTTATTGCTAAACTCCAATATCTTAGTTTCATCATTTCACCCATTGTTATCCATAAATGCCACTAACTTACTTAAGCAATCTGGGCATATCTCCCAACTTCGTTCAACACACCTAGATGAAATACCATCTATATGATGAGCATATTCCCGTATTCTATAACTTTCATCCCAATATGCAACAGGTTTATAGTATTCACCACATCTATCGCATTTTTTTCTAACTGTTTTAATTACTTCTTTTACTGTAGTCACTTTTTTTCACCTTTCCAAAATCAAGATGTGTTCGATAGTGTATTTTTTCGTTTATATCACAGTATACTAATATACTACACTGTACACTCAAAACAATCTTAGTGTTGTCTCCAAATAACAAATAGTCTTTTATCATTCTTTCATCTCCTTTCTTTTTCTTTGTTCCATATGATCGTACTTCAATATAAACAACTCTATCTTATTGCACTCTGGACACATTAGTGTCTCTACAAACCAGAGCATCTCTCTGCCACAAAAGTAGCACAGTGGTTTTTCATCCATTTTTTTCTCCTTAATTCATACGCCTACACTCTTACCCCCCTAACACACTAGATACTTCCCACATACTACGTTATTTTTTCATTAGAGTATGGGGGGTTAATGTGTAGGCATTAGAGGCTCTTCTGTTGAGCATCATATACAGTATAACTTATTGCTATCATGCGTAGTCATCCATTTTTGTAATCTTTGGCTTATTCGACCAAACGTACTCTAATTTTTTAAGTCCACGTTTCTGTTCTATCGAGCCTTCATCGGGTTCTGACATAAGCCGTCTTAGGTATCCTAGCCATACGAGTGCCTCACACTGCTTCTTTATTGTGTTCTTACCGTAGTTTAGTTCTTCGTGCAGTGTTTGTACTTTGAATGGCTGTTCTGGATACTGCTTCATAAAGTGAAATAGTGTGTGTCGTGCTGTGTCTCCACTGCTTTTTACTATGTTCTCTACTATGCTCTTAAATTTTTCCACGGGATACTCAGCTTCGAGTGACATCAGCGACTTATAGAGCAAGTTTATCTGCTGAATCAGTCGTGTTGGAACTTCTATTGTAACTGCACCACGTAGTTCGTTAGTTTGCCTTTCCCATGAACCTGCTGCTCGAAATACTGCAAGTTCCTTACACTTTGTCATCATCCACTCTCTTAGCTCATCATCTACCTTTACTTTGGGATTAAACTTGCGATGCTCAAGATATGACTGTACAGCCTCTTGTAAGTCCTTGTGCATCTCTGCTTCTCGTTCCATGTGCTTCATAGCCATCTGCATTTTCTTTCCATCGTTAGTTCTGCTTGACTGTACATCGTAGGAAAACTCTCTTGTTCCTAGCTGGTTGTGTATTGCGTACTCTGCTTTTATGTCTGGTGTAGTGCATGCTATGAGTGTTACGTGACAGTTATTGTACTGTGCCTTCGTATCGTTCCCTGTCATCTTGTTTATCCTTCCATCGTACAGTTCTCGGAACTGTCCCCATATTTCATTCTTGTTATCTGTGTTTAGTGACTTAAGTGAAGCTAAATCTGAGAAACATAGAATATGACTTGCATCTTGTAGTTCTTCTCCTAAATCTGGAACTTTTTTGTTCTTATAGGTCTTTCCTGTAGCTAGAGTGTTGGGTGTGATCTGATCTATTGGCTTTACACCTGGATAGTCCTTTAGTGCACCGAGTATTTCACTCTTTGCATCTCCGCTTTCTCCTATTATAAACACCCAAATCGGCTTAGTATTCTTTGCTTGATTTGAGAGAATTGCAGCTAAAACTAGGTCTATTCTTTGTGTATCTGTAATATACAGCCACTTTCTCAGTTTTTCATAAAGTGCCTCTAGGTTCTTCGGTGGGTGCTTTAGATCAAGGTGCTTTCGTTTGTCTACTACCTTTGCCTCTTTTACGCTTTGTTCGATGCCGTACTTGTCTTTTGCTATCTTCTTAACAATTGTAAACTTCTTTCCTTCTAGCTTTTCATCGCACTTTATTTTCTTTTCTAGTATTCCTACTAAGCTCAGTGCATCGCCACCAGAATTACATCTGAAGCAGTGCCACAGGTTTTTCTCTGTATTTATTGTGAAGTTCATGCCACCTGTTGAGCCGTGTATAGGATGTGGTCCCTGTAGTTCCTCTCCTATTCGTTTCATGCCGTGAATCTGTCCAGCTAGCTTTGAAATGTCAATATCGTTTGATTCACCCCACTTTACTTTCTTGTCTGGTATGAAGTCTATCAGTGCTTGTCTTAGCTGCTGTTGTGTGATCTCAGCTATCTGTGTTACAATTTTTGTTTTGTATAGCTCTCCGTTAGGGTGAACTGAGCCTGAACCGATAACCTGACTTCCTACGGACTGTACTTCACCGTAGTGCTTCTTTTTATCATCCTTTAGTACAATCTTATTCTCTAGGTCCTTAATTATATAGTAATAATGATATCCACCACTCCCTGTCTGTACTACAAATGTTTTTGGTAGATTCTTTGTAACAGCTAGCTCTATCTCTTTCTCATCTGCATCTATTACTGCTAGATTACCCTTTCCGCATAGCACACCGTATCCTTTGGCTGTTTTCAGGTACTCTATGAATATACTATCTGTGTAACTGTAGTTATTAGTATTCTGCCAGTTTTTTTCAAGTGGTATCTTCCCGTCTTTAATCTTAATGAACCTGAAGTCTACATTCTGTAGTTGTTTAGGAAGCTTCATTTTCTTTTACACTCCTTACAGAATAAGCCTGGTTCAGTGTGTTTCTTACCGCATGTCCAGCATACTTTCATTTCATCACCACGAACAGTTTTACCGCATGTTTCCATATGTATTCAGATGTTTCATAGTATTTCTTCGTTGCACATTCCAGCCAACACTTACCACACACATATGTTGCATCAGGTGGTTCTCCATCAAAGTAACCACCGTAGTTTGTATATGTCTTGGCATTTTTATCACTATATGAAATGAATCTACCGCACCAATCACATCTAATCATTTTCGTAACCTCAACCTTCGCATCTCTGTTTGTATCTGAGCATACTCTTCAAGATCGCTTGGATTGCGATGCTCGTCAAAGTCTGTTGTACCTAGTTGTTTTTTTCTCATATCTGTGCACTATCCTTAACAGATTTGTTAACTTCGGTGCATATCATTGTGAATCCCCCTTTGGGTTTTGCTGATCTGTGATTTGGTGGTGAACCTTTACATCTTGTCATTACATATCTCCTTTTCTAGTCCTATATTTCCATCGTACATTTTCCCGTTAATTATACACCTTCCGTTTATTATCATTGGTGTAAAGTAGGTAAATGTTCCGTCATCCATCATGTACCAGAATAGAAACTGATGTACCCAATGGTTAGGCTTATTTTCCATATACTCAGGGTTTATGTTGCATAGACATCCTACACCTACACACTGCTTTGGAAGTGAGTATATTGGTGTTATACCTGTGTATACTTGTGGTGTATGTACGTGTCCAACGAAGATCATCTTTTGAACGATACTAAGTGTCTTTTCAGAGAAGTACTTGTTCCAGTACATTCCGTGTGCAAAGTACATGTCGCCTATGTTGAATATGTCATTGAATGGTATTATCGTATAGTCATCAAGCTTGAGGTTTGCTTCCAGTTCGATGAACCCCTCAAACTGTGTTGTTTTCTCTATCAGTCGTTCAATTCGATACTCGTGGTTTCCTACCATAAAGAACTTCTTACATCTTTTTGGTATTGCATCCTCAAATCTATCAAGTATATTTACTTGAAATCCAATGTACTCTCGTTTTATTCGTTTTCCTTCAATCAGCTTTGGTTTTCTAATGTTAAAGGATGATATTGTGTCCATTTGCATCTGGTCGCCACCGTATACTAGGTAGTTAGGCTTAAAGTCCCTTAGAAACTGCTCTATGACGTTCATACAGGCTTTATCGTGTACAGGGTAGTGTATATCAAATAAAGCAACGCCTCTCGACTTGTACTTTATACCTGTGTTCATCTCAGCGTATGCTCTGCAATAGAATCGTGCTGTTGTTTCTGGTATATCAGCAAGCTTAGCAAGTTCCTTTCTTCCAATTTGAGGATTCTTCTGAATGTACTGCATTACGTGATTTGGGATTAGTTTCTTTTTCATCCGTACATACCTCTTTCTATATTTTCATTGTCTTTACTCTTTTTGTCTATTCCAATTTTTCTTTGAAGTTCATCTATATCTCTTATGAATACTATGTGGTCCTTATCAACTGCCTGTGCGAACTTCATAAGCCACTCCCACATTATGCGATGCTCGTACTTCGTTATTGGTCGCCAGCATGTCAAATAGAACCAAATTTTTCTTATCCTATCTATTTTTTTTGCTTTAATCTTTTTTTCGTTCATCTTTATCACTCCCATCTAGTGTACTTTGACCGTCACCTGATTCAAACACGGTCTTTGATGCTTGTTTATCATCAGTGCTTTTCATAGGTATATCGTAGAACTTATGTCCACACTTCGGGCATACCTTTTCTACGTTTTCAAAGTGACCGAATACTATCTTATGCATTGGTCTTTTAACTTCTGCTTGTCTCAACCTATGAGACATTAGCTTTTCTTCGTAGTCTATTTTTGTTTTTATAAGTGAGTTGTATGTATTAAGTGCCTTACATCTATCCCCTGCTTTTTGTGATTCATCACCTGCTATACTTTTTGCTATTGTTATCCGCTTGTTTATTTCTTGTATTCTTGTGTTATCTTCTGGTATAGTAACCTGCGTATAGTTTATTAAATCCTTATCGGCAAGGTATGTGGCGACTGTTTGCCGTGTTACATTTTCACCTGTTTCTTCGTGGTATAGCTTTGCAATTTTCACAGAACTAGGTTCTCCTTTTGCATTGCGTATCTCATCTGGTCTGTTTGCCAAGACGTTTGCTATAAACGACTTAATCCTAGCCTCATTATTTTTTCCTTGTGGACCTCTTTTACCCATTATAAACCAAACTCCATCTTTTCTATCTTTATCTTGTGCATATTTTCAACTAGCTTAGCCTGTGATGATACTGTCATGTTTCTCATTATAATTACCACATTACCAGACCTTACCATAATAACCTCAAATGTATTGTTATAAAGTGTAGCTTTATACACGACACCCTTACTTTGCCATAGCCAGGTGTGCTTTATTCTAGTTAGTTTATTCATCATGTGTTACCTCAAGTTGCATCGTTTTTCCATTATATACAGCAGTATACTTGATATCAGTCTTTACATCTAATACAATTGTCATTCCCAAATCATATTGGATATTCAAAACCTTAAACTTTTTAGTGAAAATTGCGTTACCCCACTCTTCTATTGTCATTTCTATCACTTTAACAACTCCAATCTAATAAGTTCTGATTTAAGTTCATCCATTGTGGTGTCATAGAACTCAGGATACGTACACACATCTGTTTTACCGCACTTACTGCAAAACGTGTAGTGTCCACCACCACTAGGTCTACTTCCAATATAAACACGATCAAAGCCACAGTGTGAGCATGTTAGCTTACGGTCAACATTATCACCAGACATATAGCGTAACAACAGTTGCAGCATTATCATTCGTTTTCGTCTAAGCACCTGAGTGTTTTTATCTTCTATTATAATATCCTTACAGTCAGTAAAGTAAAATATATCCATTTTTTCAAAGTCATTACGGTATACATTACCTGTTCTGCCATCGGCTAAGTCAGTGAAGTGCTGTATCCACTCTTTCAACCATAATTCTACCTTAGCCTTTGACTTTTTCGGTAATTTTAGCTCATCAAGTGTTTTCATTGTATCTCCATATAAGAGTATGTCGTTCATCCTATATAAAGATGACCCTGCTTACTACCGTCATGGTTTAAGCACCGAAACCTTTATATAGTACGGATGACATACTATAATGTAGATATAAAGTATAAGGTTTTCATCATGGATATATTCGAGAAAGTATATGAGGTTGAATCGCCCAGGAAGTTTCTTCCAAAGCAAATTGCCGTTCTCGATAGATGTCTCACAGATGAGGCAATACTATACTCTGGTGCGTTCAGAGCAGGGAAAACACTATTGCTTGCACACGCAGCAATAAGAGCCTGCTTAGAGAACCCAGGTGTTAAGGGACTTATAGGTTCACAAACACACACAACACTTAAGTCGGTTGTTATGGATTTAGTTGAAGAGGAACTAGAACTATATCAAAAGAAAGTAAATGCTGCTGGTATAGACCTTAAACTCGTAAAAAAGGCAATTCACTCTGATGGAAAGATGGAGATCACGTTCTTTAATGGTTCAAGGTTACTATTTAGAGCATGTGACATGGAAAGAAAGTTATCTGGATATACTCTTGATTTCTTCGGTATTGATGAACCTGTTGATGTTGCTGAACAGATATTTACTCAGTTGATTGGGAGAATATCAGGTACGGGCAACCTAAAGAACAAGTTTGGACTACTTACAACTAATCCAGGCTCAGATTTACACTGGCTATATAAGTACTTCTACCTTATGAAGTTGGATAGATATATTCATATAGACACTACAACGTATGATAATATACTACTACCTGATTACAAAAATTACATTAAAAGCAAAGAACAAGTATGGGATGCAGATTGGATTCGCAGATACCTAAACGGAAGTTGGGGTATGTTTGAAGGTCAGGTATATAAGGACTTCAATCCAGCCACTATGGTAGGCGACTTCAAAAAAACTCCCGTAGCGTATCACATAGCTGGTATTGATTGGGGATTAGAGGACCCACACTGTGTCTTAGACATCGGAGTAACAGAAGATAGACGACTGATAGTGTTGAGAGAGCACTACGGTAAGAAGATGACAACATCGGAACTTGCACCGCTTATTGCATCTTGGAATAAGCACGTTAAGTTTCGCAAGCTGTACTGTGACCCTTCGGCTGCTGATCTAATACAACAGGTATACAATAAGGGTGTACCTATTGCACACTCAGCTAACGGTAAAATAAAAGGATACGCAAACAACGATGTTGATAACGGTATAGCAAAGGTTAAGTCGATACTTCGTAATAAGCTAATACTTGTTGATGAATCGTGTACCAATCTAATAAGTGAGTTGCAAGCATATAGATATAAAGAAGGTACAGAGAAACCAATTAAAGAAAACGATCACAGTTGCGATGCCTTGAGGTATGGGGTAACTGACTTCAATCCAGACACGGATACAATAGGATTTAAAGGAACACTTACAAAGTTATTTAAAAGGAGATATTAAAATGACATTACTTGATAAAATAGATGCCATTAAAGAGAAGTACTACTCTCGTTCATCTAACTCAGAATCTAAGACAGAGCCAAAAGCTGACCCTGCATTTCAAAGTTCAGAATACGATGCAGCTAATCGTAAGTACAGTTCAGAGAACTTTACACCTGAAAGGCGTAGGAAATTAGCACACGCTGCACCAATTTATATAAAGGGTATAAAGAAAAAGAGTTCTGATACATTCAGGGCTGGCATTAAAATTGAACGACCATTTACACAAGTTAAAGCAGCAGACTTTGATTTAAAGCTCATTGCTGCATTCAATAGACACTCAAGAATATGGAGTAAGCTCAGAATTGCCGATAGATGTTCTCACATATACGGTGATGGGCTTATGCTAATAAAGTACCTAAATGACAATAAGGATGGTGTTCATGGTTCACCTGATCTTACATTACCAGCACCACAGGGTGCTAAACCATACGATCTTGACCTACTAAACCCTGAATCAGTATACGAAGTTGCATGGTATGAAGATGACAAGAGACACAATTGGAAAAAACTTAACATTCAGCACTATCATCTTAAAGCAAAGGGCGGTGGTGAAAGATACATTCATCCAGATAGAGTTCTGTGTGCATCAAGAAATCAACTCCCATTTCAAAAGCTAGGAACATCTGATATAGATATTCTTGCTGATATTCTAAACTCATACGCTGATATCAATATAGCTACTGGTGAAATACTAAAGTGGTTTTCACATGGTATTATTAATGTTACAAAAGACGGCATGGGTAAAGAAGAACGTGAAGAACTACTAAAAGAACTATCCAAGCATAACAACATATACGCTAATGATTCAAGGTATACCATAGAGATAATTAAGGGTGAGGCAATAGACCCAAGAGCATTCTATGATTTTATACTACAGAATATTGCTGGTGTTATTGGAATGCCTACACATATGCTAACTGGTGTTGTAGTTGGAAGGTCTAGCGGTGCTGAAACTGGATATGCTGACTACTATCGTGATGTTCGAGATGACCAAGATTTAATGTACACTTCACTTCTCATTAAACTATACAGTCAGCTATTAAAAGCATGGGGTAGAGAGTTCACATATGATATTATGTGGAATCAGATTTACATTGATGAAAAAGCAGAGGGTGACATTGATAAGGTTCGTGCCGAATCTGTACAAATACTAAAAAATGCTGGAATTATTGACAATAAGGAAGCACGACACAAGATGAACAAGGGCTATATAGAACTGGATGTAAATAAGGTAATAAAACAACCAGTACAAAAGCCACTTGGACCAGCTACAAATAAACCAAAGGATAAGGAAAAGAAAGATGATGCTGAGGAAAAAACATGAATCAGAGTTAATTGATTGGCATCATATTAATGATGCTTATGTCGTTGCATTACCAAGAGATTTACATTGCTTATATGGTGGTAAATTTCATAGAGAAAAAATTATGGAAATAGTAAAACAATTTTATCTAGTGGATTAAAGATGTCTTTAACTGTTACTGGTTTAAGTGAAGTAGTACGATTTAACAAAAACATATCAAACAATAAAAAGTATGAACAGATGATGACTGACATAGTGAGAGATACGGTTTCTCTTATGTTGAGGAGAGCACCTGTTGATACTGGTAGACTACGTGATAACATATACTGGATAAAACAAGGTAATGGTCAGTACAAAATATATGTCGCTGTTCCATACGCATACTATATGGAGTATGGGTTCAGTGGATTTGACATTGGAACGATTGAACAACCAAAGTATATGAAGTCAGGTTATCATCCGTTTATGAGATCAAGCGTTTGGGAAATGAATAAGATATTCCCTTGGTACTTAAATAAAAACGTATTTAACAAGTAAGGAGATAGAAAAATGAAAAATGTAATATCGTTATGTTGTGGTAGACCCAACTGCCCTAAGTTGACACTACCAGTAATAAAAGGCGAAAAATATAAACCAACAGATGTATTTTATTTGAAAGACGATTATGGTAATGAAGATAAACTTACATTTGCTCAATTACTTGAACTAGCAAAGGTAATTGGAAAACTACAAAAACAAGATTAGTATAATATAATCGGGAGATAGGAAAAATGGCACATAAAAAAGGTAAAAAAGCAGTTAAAAAAGTTAAAGAACCAATACCAAAGTCACTGGAAGAACTGTATCCAGTTAGATCATTATTTCAAACTGAAGCTGACCAATTTAAGGCTCTTACTACACTGAGCAATAACCGTGCAGCTATACTCAAGGATATTAAGGATAAAGAAATGGGTATATTGCAGATAAAGCTTACATCTGAAAAACTTAAAAAGGGAGACATTAAAGGTCCACTAATGCAACAAATATTGCCTGGTGTGTTTGCACAGTTTCCAGATACAAAAAAAGCTGCTAAAAAAGTTGATGAGCAAGTAGTAATAGTGCAGAATGCCGTTGATATAGCAAAGGGTCAAATAGGACATAGATACGAAGAGTACGTTGACAGTTTAATAAACTTTAGAGATCGACTTAATGAGATCATAGGCGATACAAAACGGTCCAATATTGCAGCACACCGATTAGGTGCTAA